GTTCATTAGCCATGTCTTACACCTGGTATGTTTGTTGGCGGTTATTAAGTCCCATATATTGCCTACCGCTGGCAATCATTTGGACACGTTCGGCAGCTTGTTGTCCTGCCATTTCACTATCAACCTGTGGTTGAATAGTTGCGGAATAAGAACCGTCTAGATAACCAGTCTGGTTACGAGGTTCTTCAGTAACTTGGTTTCCAGCACTATCCGTCATTGGCTTAAAGTTTCCGTAAGCTCCGTCAAGCGCATCACCAGTTGTAATGGTCACGTTCCCATAACGTGGATCACGAGATGCCTTCGATGCTTGGCCTGTACCGTTTTCATACACAGATTGGACGCCCCAAATAAAATCACCACCCATTCCAGCTTGTGCTAATGCAGCAGCTTTCTTAGATTGGTAATCAGTATCTCTACCGCGACCCATTGTGATTTTTTGAGTTGCCATAATGTCTAATTATTTCCTATATTTATTCTAAGCTATCGCCATATATTATTGAGCATAATACGTGTGCCTACAGCAGTATCTGCAGGTCCGGGCACTGCCATAATAAATTCTGAGCCTGATCTGTCAAATAAATATCGTCTCACTTCTGGTCTGCGATAATTAGCAACGTATAGTGTTTCAGCTAATCTATCTACTTCACGTAAATACAATTCCCATGAATATTCATCTGCCTTCAAAGGATCTGTTGTGCCAATTGTACGTTGGACGTCACCTCTGATTTGTTCGATACGTGATGCTGCTGCTATTTCATTGGTTCCAGTAACTGGGTCATATTCATAATATGAGCTTTTTTCAAAAGTTACATCACACCGTGTTATTTGTTTAACGATTTGACTGTACCAATGTTCGTCTGGAACTAGTGACATCGCTTCTTCTAGACGAGCACGATCCCCAGCAGGGATTTGTGAACCAGCATTTATTCCAATGTGAAATCGGACTTTTGATTTTAGTAGTTCATCTAATTGCATCAGCCTAGTAACCCTTGTTGTGAATATGCGTCACGCAAGATGCTTTCTAGTGCCATTTCATCACCTGGCATCATTCCACCTTGAGCTTGAATTTTGGCGAGCATTGCCCCTGCAGGTCCTGTCTGTGTTGCCATGGACTGCTGAGCCATTGCACCTAAGCCACCACCAAGGATTGCTCCAACTAGACCGCCTGCCATACGAGCGCCAGGCTTCATAAAGTGATTAGTTCCACGCATGTGGCCAATCCCTTTACCGACCATATGCGGTGCAGTTCCCATTAGGGTGCCAAGAGCAGCACCTCCACCAGCACCAAGCGCCACCAAGTCACTTAATCTTGGACCCTGTTCTGCTTCTTGTGCAGCTTGTGCTAGTAGCACCTGTTCAATACGTGGGTCCATTACTATCTACACCTTTGTTATTTATATTTTAACTAATGAAGATTAAGTCTTCATCTATTAGCTGTTCCCAATTAACACGCGGGATGTTTTCTAGTTGTTTGAGGTTTGCAAACCGTTCACCACTCAGTGACATTCTTAGTTCAACAATGCGTTTAGCTGTTGCATAACCAACACCAGGCAGTCGTTTTGCAATTTGCTCGGCAGGTGCTGTGTTTAAATTTAAACGTGTATCTTCAATAGGAACAACTGTGTTGGGTATCTGCTCTTCTGGTTCAGGCGCAATCTGTGGTGCTGCAATTTTTGTAAGTCTGCCCTTATTACGGTCATATGGCACTAGCTGTTCAAGACTGACGTAGGTAATATTTCCTCCAGCATCACGTACCATTGCAAATTCTTTATCATGCTTGTTAATAAACTCAACTAGCTTTCCAGTTTTCTGGTCTTGAAATAAGTTACTCATTACTATACTTACTACATTTGTTTATTATAGGCACAAAAAGAACGCCTCCGAGAAGACGTTCTATGTGCTTATTGATTATGTATCAATAACCTTGGCCTGCTTCAATAGCGTAAGGGATGCTTACGTCTTCGTAAGAAGGTGCAGGGGCGGGCAAGTAATAACACACTTCAACCAGAATGGCGGAAGGTGAATTACGGGAAGCACCTGCGGAAGGATTTTGTGATGCAGTAAATGCTGCAGATGTAGTGATTTCTACAGCAGTTTCAGCCGAGGTGCTAACTGCAGTTCCATTAACAACACTATTAAGTGCGGAAGAAACGCCATTCGCAGGGAAGTAGCCATCTGCTTGAGCAGTCAAGGTTGTCAAGGATCCCGTGTTGCCGGGAGCGTTTGCACCAAGTGCTTTGATCAGAATGGTGTTACCACTAGCGCCAAGAACGCCGGGGGCTGAAATAGCTGTGCGATACACCACAGCGTTAGCAGGAATTGTCATAGGACGATCCTTACGTGGCTTGTCATCTTGACGAAGGTCAGGAGACAAGATCTGAGGCTGGTAATCAGCAGCGGCAAGAGCACCGGCTGTGTTAGTCACATTGTCATTGTCAGGGCTGATGACTACAGCACCGACGAGACGATAAAACTCAACACCAGGAAGAGCCACAACACCTTGATCGCGATATGCGTTCAAGTTGGCTACATAATTACCGGGAAAAATTACGGACATAGTTAGTTCTCCTATCAATATACGAAAGAGTAACCAACCGTAATGAAATCCTTATTCAAGGTTTCAAATCCGGCGAACAGACTCCAGATCATAATGATGAATCGTGAGAAGTCATCATTGTTGTTCAAAAGAATCTGAGCGTTATTACCTCCGATACCCACGCCAACAGCTTGGGGACCAAAGAAGATCAATTGTGAGGCGGCGTAGCTTGCAGCTGCAGTTGCTTCGTCAGTAATGATCAGGTCGTAATTTTGTTCAGGAAGGTTGGTAGACTCGAACCAACGGACACCCTCAAAGAGGAAGCCAGTAGGCATAACGGGTTGACCAGCAACAAAACCGGCTTGTCCATAAGCAGGGCCCATTCCTTGGTAGAAATTAGCGTTAGGTGCCTGATTTGGGGACATAGGATTAATCATCCCAGTACCGGGGTAGCGAGCAATCTCGCGGAAGTCAGAATTCTGACGAAGGTGCATCATTGCCGTTGGGTCAACGATACAGCGGTAGTAACCATCAGCGAAAGTAGGAACATTGCGCTTACGCATGTCCTTAACAACTTCGAGAAGGTCAGTTGTTATATCAAATTTGGCAGACTCACCAGCGTCATACTTAACACCAAGAGTGTTACCTGAGGTTGAATCAGTGCCTTTCTCTTTACCACCGGGAAGGTAGTAACCGCCTTGTTCTTTCGAAGACTTGCCTGTGGCTTCAGCCTTAAGCAGTTCGTTTGCAAAGACGCGATCACGCCAACGACGGTAGTCATCAAGCAGCGTCAAGCTACCGATGGACTGGTGAAATACATTCAAGTTACCTGTATCAAGCAGCAGACGCTGAGCAGTGATCAGGGTTTCGCGAGCAACCTTAAAGGTAGAGGGCTGTGCACTGTCGCGGGTATCGGCTGGGCCGGTGTACTCACGCAGGGTGACGAGCACCTTGTCCTTGACAATGTTGCGAGCTGAAGCGGTTCCGAGGGTTTGATCGGCAGTCCGCTCACGGGACTCCTTAGTGCCAGGCTTACCCCAGAAGCGATAACGATCAAGCTGCACGGTCTGACCGGGCTGCTTTGAAAAATCGTGAACGACTACGGGCTCAACTGCCATCTCAATGATGTAGGCAGGATGAGGACGGTAAAGTTCTGCACCAAGAAGCTTTGGAAAATCGTTGTCAATCCACATTGGATATCTAACTCCTAAGCTAATAGTTTATAAGTGACTTCGACTGGTCACATAATTAGATATTAATAGTTATTGCTAGTATTTGTCTAGAGTCCCCTAATATTTTGTGGTATGGATTTTATAGATGACAAAATTTGGAAGCCAGTGCACATGCTTTCAGGTTTTGAATGTTGCATTGAATATTATGTAAACAGCTTAGGTGAAATCAAAAGCACTAAGGGTGCTAAAGAAAGATTACTTAAACAGCGTATCAATAAGAATGGTTATAAGCAAGTTAATCTTACTCAGCGTATTGGTAGAAAGCAGACATTAACTGTTGCTGTTCATAAGTTAGTTGCATTAGCTTTCTTGCCAAAGCCGCCACGACCTAACGGTAGAGCTAAAGCTTGTAGCCAAATTAGGCACATTGACGGTAACAAATTAAACAACTCTATTGTTAATCTTAAATGGACTAAAATAGAATAAAGTGATACCTAATTCTGATGTCAGATAGTCTCGTACTTAAAGGTCTTAAGGACGTGCGTAAGCACACCGGCAGTGAAATGCTGCTTCAACGTCCTCCTCGTGGAGGCGATGCTTATCCTGTGAAGAAGTGGTGGGCACAGAATGCAGGGGGGACGACTTACGTTGGCTGCTCAGTTTTTAAAGTAACTCAAGGTAGTAACTCTGTTTATCTTGCAATTGATACTAATGAAATGTCCACTATTCGCATTGATTCTGATACTGCGTTTAGTTTTAATTTCTACATTCTTTCCCAAGTTCAGCGTGCTGCTCTGTTTACGACAGGTTGGCAACTGATTGAACACTACGTCTTCCCTAAGATTAGTGGTGGTAAGATTATGACTGTTACTCCTGCTGGCGCTGCATCTAGACCATCCTAATACTACTTCAATTATTAATTAATCTTACGCATAACTAACTTGTTATCAATAGATTCAAAAGACCTATACTCACGCCCTATCACACATTCAATGTTGTAGGGCAGCCTTTTAGTGTTTCTTGCGTGAATCCCTATGTAGAAATAATCTTTAGGTTGCACGTACATAGTGTCAAATGGATGTTCCTCTCGTTGCATGGTATACAGGCGCAAATCTAACCAATTATCGATAAATCTGTTACCTACTTTTAAGTTGTTTAATTCTACACTCAGGTATCCGTTGATGACTTCAGGTAACTTATTAGCAATAATATTTGCAGGTTTATACGTGTTGACTGTGGTTAAATCGTCTGCTTCATCTATTTCTGCGGTATTCCATCCAGCATCAAATTCAGTTGCTAGGTTATTTGCGTATGCACATTCCCATCCAAGCTCTTCATAGCATGCTTTTGCTGTCTCGCCAATTATCTCTAGTTTGACTTTAAGAAAATAGTTCTCTGCGCCAAACAAACCTACGGTATCTTTGTAATGAAGAGTATGAGGAACTACGCTTATAAAAGTTTCTGCTGGTTTTAATATCGTCGCACCTTTAGCGTAGTTTAATGATTTAGATGCAGCTAAACCATTAGAAGATGTATAGTCACTAGCACCATAGATGATATGATTTCTCTGAACTTCTTTTGTGATATCCATCTATAGGCTTTGCTGTTTCTTATATTGTATTAAAGATATTCACTTAGGCTATCTGACTGCTCACAGATAGTACGCATTGCTTTATTTTCCAATGTTCGTACTCTGTCCCTGCTCATATTGAGTACTTGTCCGATTGCAGTCATTGACATTGGTTCTAAAACCTCTTCACCAATTCCGTACCGCATACGAATGACAGCTGCTTGCATTTCAGGTAACTCATAGATTATTTCACGTATTGTGTCCTTTACTGACTGACGTTCCAGCAACATCTCCGGCAACTGCGTCTCATCCTCTAACAAGTCAATTAATGCTGTATCACGGTTTTCGCCAATTTTAATTTCCAATGATGTCGGCTGACGTGACTTACACATCAAATCCTTAATTTCATCAACTGTGAAGTCAAGGTAATCTGCAAGCTGGAAAACTGTAGGCATTTCACCGTTAATTTGACTTAATTCCCGTTGCGCTTTTTTGAGTTTGTTGAGGTTTTCTGTAACGTGAATTGGTAGGCGTATTGCCCGCGATTTCTCCGCAATGGCCCGCGTGATGCCTTGGCGTATCCACCAATAAGCATAGGTACTAAACTTATAGCCACGACCAGGATCAAACTTCTCGACACCACGGACGAGACCAATTGTTCCTTCTTGAATAATGTCCAAGAGCTCCATGTTGCGCTTGGTATATTTCTTGGCAACACTAACGACCAACCTAAGGTTAGCTGTGACCATTTTGTCCTTAGCTTTTTCACCTTCTCTTAGCTGACGTTTAAGGTCCTTAACAGCGATACCAAAAACACCAGCCAAATCATCTTGGCTTTGAATTTCCATTTCAGTTTCAATTCCTTTGATCTCCATAAGACGTTGGACCTTGCGACCGAGCAGGATCTCCTCTTCATGCTCTAGCAGCGGAATTCTCCCAATATCACGCAAATATGCACGGACTGAATCGCCTGAATGTTTGATTGATGACATATAATACGCTTGCCTATGTATTAACTATAGCCTGTAATTCTAGCTTTTGTCAATACCTAACCGCGCATCATTGCGAACCTAGTTGATTCTGAAGGTGCTTCTTCTCTTCCTTCTAATGCTTCTACTGCCATAGCTTGTGCAGCGTGTTCGTTAAAACCTTTTGACTTATAGTTGTCTTCGTATTGTTGATACTTTTCTACAGAGCTTTCAAAGTCTTCACCATGAGTAACCATCTCTGCTGTCATATGATTGGCAGCCTGGTCTGGTACACCATCACTTCTTAAGTGTTTCCATATAGTCTGATAAATTTCAGGTGTTACTTCTTCACCAGCCTTGCGTACATGCACGGTATTAATTGTTCAGACTATTACGATTGTAGCGGTTATTTGTAATTAACCTCAGCCCATCATTCTGCCCATCTTGCGGCTAAAGGCAATTTCTTGCATACGTTTTGGGAACAATTGAGCGTTTCCCATTTCTATAGTTGCTTCATTGTTTCCGGTGGCCTCCATGATATTGGCTAGTGTTGTCTGCATATCATTCTGAGCTTGATAAGCAGCAGTGCTATCCTCATTCAATTTTTTGACGACCATGCCTTGAGCTTCGGCAGCTTTTTGAGGTGCTAGAGCAACGGCATTCTGCTGCACGTTTTGTAGTTGACCTGCGATATTACGCTCTGGTTGCGGATTGCCGAACTTGGGATATGTACTACCATCGTTCATGTTCTTCATACCCATATTTGGCTGGGTCATTGCACCAATACCGCGTTCCACTGATGAGTATGGAAGTGATGCCTGTGCAGCAGGAATAGCTTCAGCAGGCATCTGAGAAATACGTTGTGCCATCTTTCGTTAACAATCTATAGTTCTATTGTAGGGGACTACTATTAGCAATCCCCTGTCAGTTATTTATCAGAAGTCTTGAACGAGCATCTTGCTTTGGAAAGCCTGAGCTGGTGCACCAGACAGATACTGCCATGCATTCTCAGGGTTGTTATCCATCAGCTGACTGAAGTCACCCCAGAAAGAGTTTGCTTGTGATTGCTGACGACCTGGTGTAGGCATATCCATTACTGGACGCTGGAAGTTTTGTGGAACTCCACGCTCTTCCTGCTGTGCAATTTCATTTGCAAACTGCTGACGTGCAACGTGCTCTGCAATCTGTGTACGCTCGGCTGCGGTAGGTGTTGGATAAGGACCATTGGCACCGAAGAAGCCGTTCACGTAATCAGCAAGAACATCAGGGTTGGTAAGCATGATGTTCATAGCTGCACGCTCCTCAGAAGCTGCATCAAGCATCAGGTTCATTGTGCCGTTGCGTCCGACTTGCTCAATCAGAGCGTCTTCTACTGCACATGCATAGTTATTAAGCAGAGCGGGAGCTTCAGAACCAAAATGCTCAAGTACTTCAAGACTTACGTCAGAGATTTGGCTGAGGTAAGAATCACTTGCCTCGCTTTGGCTTTGACTTAGATACTGAGCCTGAGCTTGTGCCTGGGCGGCGTGCTGCTGCTGGCTGACGAGCTGCTGAATTTGCGCCATTTCCTGGGCCGAATAGCCCTGGGTTGAAGCTTGGGGAGCGTAAGTCTGCTGCTCCTGGCTCGCCCATTGATTCTGCGCGGGTGACCCCCAACTGGCCTGGGTACTGGCTTGAGTTGTTGGCGTTTGATACGCCGAGTATGACGCCTGGGCCGGGGAGGCTTGAGGCGAATTCAGGCTTGCGCTGAGTGCCTGAAATGCGTCCTGCCAAGGATTCGCTGCTGCTGCCGGGGCCGCCGAAGCCTGCGGGGCCGCCATTGGCTGGTAACCCATTGGAGCCTGTGGCGCCACTGGTGCCTGGGGGGCTGCTTGGTAACTGGACGGGGCGCTCATCCCTGGTTGGGAGGCCAAGCTGGGAGCGCTTACGGTCGGCGTCGCTGAGCTTGTTGGGGCGGCGGTCGCCATCGTCGGGCTTGTACTTTCCACTGTAACTTAACTCCTTACGTAAAAATTCGAGTGATCTATATAGGAACCCTGTGATATCAAGGTTAGGATCAGCCGCTAATGGCTGATTGGGCATTTGTGGGTGTGGTAGTTGATATAACTGACCAATCATCCCGATAAATGAATTAAAAGCTTGTTGTGATTGTTGAACCATCCTGAATGGGAAACCAGTCAACATGGCAGCACGTTCTTCATCTGTTTTGCTAGGGAAGAGATACTTAAGTGCTTCAATAGAATCGACACCTAATTCTTGTAGGTTTCTGACGACAATACTGTTATTTAGAATGCCTTGTGAATCCTCTTCAAAAATCTCCCCGGTCCAGCGCCAAGTAACTTTGCTGCTGCCATCTGGGATTAAACCTGTAACCCCATTAGGAATTTGACCTGATTCAATACTAGCAGAAAAGAGTTTTGCTCTTGTATTCAGGAACTTCTGCTGGTCTTTCTGGTACTTGAGTTGTGCCTTTTCAAATTCTTCAATATCTTCAAATTGTTCTTGAAGTGGTGGCTCTGGATTAACAAGACCTACTGTTGTTGCAAATGATTGTTCAAACAAATATTCTTCATGCTGAATCATCATTGAGAATAATCGGCACAAGCCGTACTCAAATAATGCTCTTGCTTTTTTCTCTGCTGTAGCTGCACATCTACCGTACAGGGATTTCATTTCATATGCAGAGGATGCCATGTTGAAATCAAGGTCATCAACACCACCGAGTGCTAGTCGAATTTCAGACCTGTACTGTTTGACGTACATGTTCTGATCACCACTAACAGCATCGGGTGTCATGTACGACACACGGTCAGTTGGCTCAAGGTTTGCGATCACACGCGGAACTTTGATTTGTCCATCGACACCAGCACTGAAGCCTGGCTGACTTGTGCGTGTACTAGGTCTATCCATTGCGTAGAACCCAGCCTGTGAGCTGATAGTTGGGCGCATTGAACCTTCGTCACCACTCTCAAGAATGTCGTGACGTGGCCTGCTCGATACCAGTGTTGGGTTACCGAAGAACTTCATGTTCTTACGGACATTTCGTACTAGTTCATCATGGAACAGAATTTGATTGGCCATCCAATCAAACTCACCTGTACCTGTTGACTCACCCGTACAATCCAAGTGATTAAAGACTTCTACAGCAGGAATAAAGCCAAGACTGTTACTCAATACTTCTGTTTGACCAGGCTGCTGCATTGTCATTGCATTACCGCTATCTTCAAAGTCAATCTTCTCGTTTGAGATGGTCTGCTCGATACGGTCTTTATAGACTTTTAGTTTGATATATTTTTTACGTCCTCCGCGCTTACCAGGCACGGCATAGACGTCCATCATGTTCGGCTCTTTTACGGAAAATGTGTAAATCAGCTCTACATGCTCTATATCACCATTCTGGTCCCTGAAACATCTATAACTATCTTTTGGGAAATATAGGATTTGATACGTATCACCGGAAGGTCTGAAATAGAATAAACCCTGTCCGTCACATAAGAAATAATCAATAATGCTATCGAGCTTCATGTCAAGCATATTGCTTTCATATAATTTCTTCAAAAACTCTCGTCTTCCAGAATATGAATCTTGCTCACAAAAGAATTCAACTCCCCGCCTCAGGATAAACAGACGCATCTGCGCGAGGTGTGATGACACAATCATTGTGTCTACCGGTAGGTCACCTCGTTTCTCTTTAGCTGCGTTAAGTATTTCTTGAAATTGCGTACTATTTGTTGACATTTCTATCTCTTCATATCTCTATTAGTCTAGCGATTGGAGTTTTAACCAAGGTCATCCTTGAATTTATTTAGTGTGTCTTGCGTCGTATCCTTATCCATTGGATCGGACGGTGGTTCTGGGAGCTGGTAACCAGGCGCCTTCTGAGCAAAAATATCTCCTAAGTAGAAGTTCTGCTGTGCATCCGCCTTCTGTCTCCAGTAGTTCTGTGAATAACCAAGACTGTTGTACAAGTTAGCTGCTCGTTCCTTACCACCAACCCTCCTTGAAGCTTCCTGTGATGCTTGAGAAGCACGTTTCAGCCCGTTAAGTTGACTGCTGGATCTTGCATGTTGATTATTGTTTAATGCAGTATAAGCAGCAGAGCCTTGCATATTACTAAAGCCGTCACCACTTCCAGCAATATTTACGCTGTAGTCATTATTGAAATTTGAGTGCCAAAATTCGTTTTTGTCCCCAATTGATAACTTCGAATCTCCCTTGTTACCGACATTTTGCTTAATTTTATTGTTCTCGGAAGTAGTTGTATTAGTGGTCGTATCACCACTGTAGTTCATGTATTTTTTGAGGTCATTCTTATACGTATCTTTAAAGTAATGTGCATGTTTCTCTTTATTACTCATCCCAGTAGTAGGAGGATTTGCAGCAGGTTGATCGTTCTTGTAAGCTTCAGGTCCCGTATATTTTCCAGCCTTCTCGTTAAAGTACTTATTACCTCCCGTATATACTCTTGACTCCGCGACAGTATCGTCTGTAGGATTTTTATATTTATTAAGATTTACGCTGTAATTATCGTTGCTATCGCTCTGATATTTATTAAAATTGTTTTTAATCCGAGTTAAGTCTAAAGTCATTTATATACCTCAAGCTGCAAACTGATTTTGCTTGTTAGCTAAATTAATGTTACCCAGATTTAAACTGTAGTCATTAGCAAAGGAGGAACCACTAAATGTATTATTGTCTCCAATCTCGGTCTTCTGATCACCTTTATTGCCAATTTTTTGCGTAATATCATTGACAACGCTTTGGTTCGGATTGGCAGTATTATCGTCTGTAAAGGTTTGAGCGCGTTCTTTAGCTAGACTACGGATGAAGTCCGCGTCCTCATTCACCACGTCGCCACCCATGTCAATTCCGCCTGGGTTGAAATTAACATTAGGTGCTGAGTTGAAATTAACATTAGGTGGGTTATAAGCACCAGCACCTTTGCCAACACTTCCGCCAGTGTAGCCACCTGCGCCGTCGTCACCTATGTCGCCTAATGAAGCGCCTGCAGAGATTCGTTTATATAAATTCCCGCCTACACCACCGTCACCCATTTTCTCGGGTTGTGCATTAATCTGAGCCAAAATGTCAGAATTACTCATTCCTGCAGCTCTATCTCGGTTATAATCTGCATCACCGTAATAGCTTGCAGAGCCAAACTTGCCAGGTTCATACTCTTGAAAAGCTGCAGTATTTAATCCCATCTTCCTTAATCTTAAATATCTTCTATGATTTTAGCAAATTAATTTATTTTGTTACTGCTTACAAGCTCATAGAGGTTTCGTTATATTCCAAATGCAATGCACCACGTCTGAGTAGTCCACCCATGGTCAACACCATGGAATCAACCGCATCATCGTGTGGTGCGTGACCAAAATTAATTAACTCATCCTCAAGAATATTCCATTTACGCCATTTGTTCCATACGACTTTACGGTGCTCATATAAGCCAAGCACACCCCGCAGTCTTGCTAGTTTGTCACCTTTAAATCCTTTAACGGGTGAGCAACTTAGGTTATACAAGGCACGTTGTTCAAACATCACTCGTTTAAAGTCACCTTCAAAGGATGACTGATAAGCAACTGCTTCTGGCCATATCATGCACGGCGACATTGTAGGGAAGTACTGTCCTTCATCATTTTCAAGCACAATATTCCAGTCAGCCAGCATTTCACATAGCGTATCCATTTTCTCTAAGTTGCCCATACTCTTGACCCTACGCTGATCAATTAAGTAAATTTTTCCGTCCTTGATACCACCTAATGTAAAGACAGTCCAGTCGTTTTTTTCGCTAAGGCCAGCACTTAGATCAATACCTACACCTAAGCAATCATATTCTTCCGGTACTTCACCTTTAACAATGAGGTCTGGTGAGATCCCGACGTCACTAGACTGGACAGCGGTATTGAGGTACTGGTAAGCAAATGCAACACGGTTCTCCATCTTGCGTTCGTTTAGATATTTCATTGACCAGAACTCTGGCCAATACGAACGTTGCCTACCTTCTGCGTCTGTTATGACAGCTTTCTGGATAATTTGTTTCCAGTTGTTCTTGGGGACAAAGAGAGTGGCGTGAATATCGTCAAAGTGGAAGCGGGTTCCCAAACAGATAGCCCGTGCACCTTGGAACATCGTTGGTGCGATAACGTTAGACCACGTCTGCTCCATCTCACGGCGAATGTCTGGGTTGTTGATTGAAGCGGCAGATTTGATAGGGTCATCAATAAGCACCAGCTGTGATCGTTTAGAGGTGATTGCACCTTTGAGACCACCACACGCAATTGTGAAAGCTTCTTCACCCGCAGTATCAATCCCTGCAAAGTCATAATCAATACTCCAGTATTCGTCTGAACGTTTTATTTTTGACAATCTCACCATTGGGAAGA